AATCTCTAGTTGACATAGCTTAAATCCAATTTTAATCCTCTAGGCGAAACTTAAAAACATCTGGTTGCTCGATCCAAGCTCCAACAGATCCATTATAAAAAGTAAATTTAATTCCATATGCGTACCCTGAGTCTAATATACCTAAGTCTAAATCAAAATAATTCCCACTCACGTCAAACGAAAGTTGAGTATGCAAATCACTTCCGGTTCCATATGGGATAACTTCTAACTCATCTGCTATTCTAAAAATACTGTAAGAAGCACTTTCAATAATATTATATTCTATATCTGCTGTTGCCTTAGTATAAATAGTTGGGTTCCAGTCTTTCTCGCGTGTATATAATCTAAAGCGTGCCTTTTCTTTCTTAGAGTAGATTGGCTTTAGATTATCAATTGCTATAACATGAGCAGTGTTTGGATTATAACTAGAAGCTTCGTACTTTGATGCGTCAATTGTACCAGTGTGAAACTGTTTGGTCAAAAAGACATTAGAGTCTACAGTGCCACTTGACCACACATCATATAGGGTTGTAATCGGAGTCGCAGCAGCAGTAAGGGCAAAGGAGGCAGTATAGATTCCGGTCTTGTACCAGCCTCCCGTGACAGCCTGCGGATTTTGATTAGCAGTAATTGCTGATGCGCTGACTATATGTAAAGCTCCACCTGATGGCGCTGTGTTGATCGCGCTACCAGAGTGAATAGACAACATGATCGATCCTGTGGTGCCAATCTCTGGGATATCTCTCAATTGCCCTCTAACATAATTATAGAGCCATAGTGTGTTTAGATTATCGGGACCGGGTGCCAATGAGCTACTGTATTGAAAATTTCCCCTGTCGTCTTTGTAAGAGGAATCCCAACGAGCTTCTATGACCGGTCTCTTGAAAAAGAATTCAGAAGTCCTACTAAAGAATTTTTTTGTATAATATGATCTCACCGCACCCGACACATTTGGGACAGCAAACGTTGCAGTTTGGGCATTGTATGCTTCTAGGGTTCCCGAGAGCTTTAATATCAAGCCGTAGTTTAAGAGGCGAGGCGTAACAGAGCCGACATCATTAGCCCATTTTTCAACCAGTGGTGTAATATCTGCTTCTATATTTTCGGTACCATTTTCAAAGTAAATTTTGTAAACTGCGTTTGGGTCGTCATCTAAACTTAGAAAATCACCTCCTTTATTCTGCCACGAACCGGTTGTGCCTCCGAAATCCCATGTAGACCCTTTTTTTCCATATGTTAGATCTGTGTACTGCTCCATATCAAGACCAGTACCTTCTTCCCAGCTTCTTGTAAGAGCTTGCGCCATTATATAAAAATCTTTTGGTAATGTCTGGCTGTGTGGAGTGTTAAACATCTTTAAATAAAAACTTACACTGCCACTTCTAGGAATCGTGCTTGCACTGCGGTCTGTCTGAATGTCTTCAATCGGAAATTTAATCAGTGCTCGTGTTAATTCAGAGGACAGACCCACCGTTGCGGATCCGCTTGCTTGTCCATAAATAGAAAATACCTCCAAAACATCGGCACCACCCATGTTCGATCCCGTTCCTCTTGTAGACAAATCAGCTTTAAAAGCGTTTGTTATTGTCGTATCTGCGTCTGCGAAATATCTTTTAATAGCCATTATTTCACTGCTCCCTCTATATCATTGCTTGGGAATTTCATTTCCATACATACGTTGTTTGGGACATTTAAATATCTTGCATCTGAGGACATATTCTCAGAAAACGAATAAGTTGTGTCTGAATAACTGCCACCGACTTTTCTAACAAATTCTACATTGTATACATCAACTACTCCATCTAATTTATTGAGTATAGAATAAATATCAGTTATGTAAAGTGGTTCGCCAAAATATCGTGGATATGTATAATAATTAGCTATTGCGGAGGTTGCTCTTGATAAAACATCATACTTATTGAATTCTGGATCGGAGATGAGTCCGTATTTTACTCCATAATTCACAATTCTTCCATCGAGAATATCAACAGTATCATTAACCATCTTCACTTTATCAATCCACACTTTTAAATTTTCTTTGAGTAAGGTGGATGCTCTCGCTAAAGTTCCATTAGAGTTTTCTGCGAGAATATGCAAGTTTAAATTTCTTTTGAAAGAGTCAGAGTCTTTTAAGACTGTGCATCTTTTTATACCCCCGAACTGAGGTGGCATCGCATATACCAGAGATTCATAATCCTTCGATGTAACTGCCCTATTCTGGGTAGCAAAAAAATCACCCGCACGTCTTCTAATTTCTGACGCATCTGGGGTCGAGATGCCTCCGACTATTGGTTCGTAATTATATGATTCGAAAGAAGAGCGAACCCTATTGGCAATTGATGGATCTATTTTGCTAGAATCTGGGAAGACAGCGATGGCTCTTGTCACCCTTTTAAGAGAGCCAGCAGATGCGTTAGCTGTAGCTGAGGTGTTTACTCGGTATGTGATAATTAAATTAGTGTCAGATGGACCAACTCCAAATTTGTCCGTGTCGAGCAACCTTGAAGGATCAAAAGAGGTATCAGAGATATACGTTCTCCCTGATTTATCCAAAACTAAATTAGATGGCTCTGCAACAGAATCTGATGTAATTTCTGAATCTGACCCGTAGCCAAACTGTAAAAATGTTTTATTACCTTCCTGCTCAAGTACGAATCGACGAGGAACAATAAAAGGTTTTAGAATAGAAGTGACTTGGCTGGTAGAGTTTCCTGTTCTATTAGCAATCTCTCTATACAGCACGTTCTGAGAAAGATAATCAACCTGATAATACTGATGCCCTTGATCATCATAAACAGATAAAATTTCTGCTACCCGTGTACTAGAGAGTGTCACTTTCTTAAAGCGCTCAAAAGAACCGGCTGTTTTTCTTTCAACAAGTATTTTTCCCGAAACCACCTTACCAACCGCTTTTACCGCATACTCTGTGGGTACTCCAGTATCATTGTTAACTCTGCCTGCCACAACTTCGTTGGCTAGGTTACCAAAATTGATGTCCTCCATTAAAATAAATGCGGCACCTGATTCGGACGATAGTTCTGTTCCTCTCTTCAAGATCGGCATATAATTCGTATTTGGACCAAGCCCAAGAGCATTTGCTGGCACTAGGCAAAAGAAGTTACAATATCCGGTTGAGCTTGGACTTCCAACGTGTTTGTATCCTAGCTGACGAGCGTGCCTAATTACATTGGAGCGTTCCGTTGCGGTATCAAAAAAGGATTCATTTGCTTGATAATCTAGGTAAAAAGATAAATTGTCGCCAACATAGGAAACCATATCCAGCATTAGCGAACCAAAAGAAGCCTCGTTGAAATCACGAAAAGTTTCGGGATAATATCTTTTCGCGTATTGGACCAACTCATTCTTAATTGAGTCAAAGTCTCTAGCCGTATAATTGATAGGCGTAATTCTTTTTGCCATATGATGCCACCTCTATGGTTAATTAGTATCTCACGAAGAAATAGGTATGGTTAGTACAGCGCCCATGGCTAAAGGTACGATTTCATATGTTAAAGTAATTGATAGTAAATTGTCGACTATTGACCCCCCGTCTTGACTACTCACACTCTCTCCGCCATCAAAAACTAGACTCTTTATCTGTATATAAGGCAAGTATTTTCCTACCTGACTATAAGTCCTAGCTTTTATGTCTCCAAGTGTTTGCTCTACATAAGGTTCAAAAAGATAATTTCTAATGCCAATTCCAAAATTGATGTCCATAATTCTTTCGCCGGGGCATGTCAAAAAAAGCATTTTTAAATTCTGATCCGCTACAGAATTTAATGTTTTTAATAGAGCATACTCTCCATCTTCTTTAGAAAAAGAAAGGGGTAAAGAAGGTGCATATCCAACTGCCATTATTTGTTCTCCTGTCTATGGGCACAATTCATCGTTTTTGTCTGTCGGTTTCCTCACTTCTTTCGATAGCTTCCACCATAAGATATCTAGTTGAATGTCCCACTTATTTCTGTTTTTCTCTTTACTTGCTTGCTCTAATTCTTCATTTTGCCACTCAAGATCGGTTCCGTGATAATAGCTCAAGAACACTCTTCTTGCTTGCTTTTTAGAATCTTCAAACATTTTTCTGTTCCAAGTTCGGAAGCCTTGGAAGAAGCCAATCCAGTTTCCTCCATTTTTCTCCCAACCATCTTGCTCCCAGCCAAGAGAAGGCAAGAAGTTTATTACGCTATACATGGCGGTCCATGTGGTAATCTTTTTAAGAGGCACACACGTTTCAAATATCATTTTGTAACTATCAGTATTAGCAAGGTTTTCCTTCAAGCACTGGGTGTTCTCTTGAGAGTCTAATTCACTTGAAGCCAAGTCTGCCAATTCGCTTACTGACGCATATTGCGAAAGATCAAAATCAATTTCAGTTGCAGCCAATGGCACAAAGATAGCGTTTTCTCCTGTTGGTCCTACAGCTACTTTAAATGCTTTTTCTTGCATCATAGCTTGCTCGCTGATGCTTTCTATTGGAAAATCACTTTCGGTGATCGACGTTCCGCTATAGTGTCTGTTATCAAATGGGCGAGTAACATCGAAAGAGTCATACGGAGCCGTTGCAAAACATATTCTAAGACCCATACGAATGTTTTTGAAAATATCAGAGGGGGTTGCATTACCTATATCTGAATTATTAGCACACAATAAAATAAACTCATCAGCCGATAAAACTCCTTTTAACCTATCCTCTCGGCTATCAACAGAGCTAATGCCAGATCCTTCATCCTTTTCAATAATACGAATATACTTTTCCACCCTAAAAGGGCTAAATCCATTTATTGATTTCACTTCATCGAGACTGTCGCCATCTTTAACTTCAATTACTGGGTGTGAGTTATAAACAAACTCGCTGCCTGTATTCATACCCTGAAGTATATTGGAACTCGCACCGAGCAAGCCGTTCCATGGCTGGGACATTGGGCTGGTCGAGTCTCCGACATCTGCAAACCAAGGAGAACTTAACATTAAATCTGTGTGAATATTTGAGATCTCTGCTCCGTTAGGATTGACTGCATCTTGGAACTTGGTAGTCATTTTCTGCAACTCTTCTAATATAAACCGGCTTAATAAAGTTTTAATGCCGGGAACGCCTTGCTCGGTCTCTTCCTCTAGTGCTGCTTCAACCTCTTCATATAGTGAACTATTGTACGCAGACTTTAGAATGCCAGTGGGTCTTGTTCTATTCCATGCTAGTTGACGAGCGTTCAAATTGTTAAGGGCTTTCTGCTCCTCTACTGTTGGAGTTATCAATCCCGCATCCACTTGTCTACCGAACATTTGTACGATCTGTTCCATAAACTTATAATAATATTTTCTACTTGGCAAGCCCCACACGCCCTGTGTCTGTAAATCGCTGTCCATTACACTCGCGATGTAATTGGCTATTTGTAAGTCAAAACATTCTGCTCCAAACATCTTAAACACAGGTAAGCCTTTTAATATAGTCTCTACCGCATAAATTCTAATTACCGCGTAGATCGCTGTATCAACACCGGCAGCGCTAGCTTTGTCGAAGACTTCGCTATACGGCATCGCCCATGCACATTCAGAGGTAGGTCTGGCTTTTAGGCGCTCATCGTCTTTATATTTGTTATATAATTCGTCTTGTTGGGTTGCCAAATCTTCAAAATCGACAAGCGGTCCTTTTGGCGAAGATCCATCCAATGGATCACACGCATCCCACTCAGGTATCAACTTGTCCATCATGTCTAGCCAGCCGTCTCTAGATGGATTTTTAAAATAATAAGGAGGGTTCTTTTCGTTGCCTCCAAATCTTTCATAAATTTCTTCAGCAGTTATATCATTAGCTTCTAGAAACTCAGGAGTGTCCAAGAACACCTGCTCTGGGTATTGGTTTTCGTTATAGCCAAACAGATACCTTTCTGTATTCTTGGTCTGCCTGCCAGCACCTCCATCACTGGTTGCAGTCCACATCATTATTTTTCTCATGTAAAAATCAGGGATGTTTCTCATAGCAGTGCTGAAAAAGCTTCTCATATTTGTAAAATCTGGATCGCTATCGGAAGCCTCACCCCATACTTTCTCAACATATTTAGTAAATGCAGCCACCGGAAGGGGCTCATCTTGTAGCATATCTTCGAGATCAAGACTGTCAAGAAGGCTTTGAGTGCCACTCGACATATCAGAGGTAACCGAGAATTCTGCAAGTGTCTCCACTTCTTCGCCCCCAATGACTTCTTTTATAGATATCTTTGTTGTATCTAAGGCAGACCAAGAGCCGTCGTCTTGCTCGGCGGCATCGATTATAATTTTAGTACCGTATCGATCATCAGTATCATCTTGATAGTCCATAAACATTAATGACAAACCGTAGTCATCACCCCAGCTAACAGTGAAATCTGATTGAAGGTCAGGAGTAGGAGGTGGCATTAAAACAGCAGGCGTACTATCATTTACAAAGTTAACATTTATCGAGGCAAATTCCTGATTATAATTCATCATGCAAGCTTGCAAATAAGATCCTATATAATAAGGATAGCCACCAGTTGCCTCGCCGGAGTCGAAGGCACTGTCAAAACCAAGAAATTTAGCAGCATCGTCACCCGGTGCTCCGCTGGCATACCATTGTTTTTTAAGTTCGCCCTTCTTGGCTGCGCCATCAACTGATGCCCAGTTGTCGGAGTACCATTTAAAGAATCCATTGTCTTGAGCCAAATTATTACCAAACAGTTTTGTATACGTTTCGTGCCCCTTGTACCCTCTGCCTTTTGAATCACTGAGGACCATGTTTAAGAAGCCACGACGGTCAGTCAAATCTCTTTGGTATTCATCGGCAATTGTCTGTAAAACTGCTTTCATAATTATACTGTTTGTTGTTGCCATCGGAGCAGGAGTTGCGGGCAACAGAGATGTGATACCTAGTGGATCAGAACCTGTAGGGCAGTCTGCGGCATCTGCGGCTGAAGGACCATCACCAATAATATCTGGCAGTGCGGAAGCTGGTATGACACCTTCATTAGCCATTCTTGCCAGCGCCTCTAGATCCTGCTTGGCTCTTTCAGTCAAAGCATCAATCTGACGCTGACACTCTTCTTCTGAAATTCCTTTGTTTTGCAACAGTTGGCAGCGCAACGAATTCCAATGATCCAGTTGTGCTGGTGAAGCACATATAGAATTAATTACTGGCAACTCTGCTTCTGTCATTAGACTTGCTTTTCTAATATAATCCTTGTTAATAAAGCCGCCGAAGCCCCTAAATAACTGAGATACAGAAGCTGGAGTATTCAAACATCCTGAAAGCTCTGGTACTTGGTCACTAATCACATCGGTCACCATTCGCAGGGTCTGGTCAGACGCGTTGCCATCGATTAGGTCAAGCAGTTCTCCATTTGTTAAGAGAGCAGAGATCGTATTAATAAATCCAGTTGCTACTTCGGTGGGCGGAACTTCTGAAATGTCTGTGCAGCTAAGGAGCCCTAGCGAACTAAGAATATTTCCCACTGCCGCATCTACAGCAACGGGTTCTAATCCTGATGTTGGGCTAATACCGACATCTAATGTCGCCAACGGATCACCAAGCCCATCATCTCCATCATCTGCACACAGAGCCTCTGCCAAAGCTCCTCTAAAGTCATTGCCTCCTGTAAGGGCTTCTACAGCAAGCGCCCCTATAGTTGCGAGAAGTTTACATAAAGCTTGAAGTATTATCTCAATGATTGTTGTAATCGCAAGAATAATAAGTTGTACTATTAGCTCTTTTAGTATCTCTTTGGCTGTATTTACTATTATCTTTAATAGGTCGGGTATGTTTACGTCAAAACTAAGCTGCGGCATCGTCAACGCAAAATGACCACGGCAAAAGTCTAGCTCCAACGTTTTCAAGAATTCGTCAATCGGGGGAGTAAAAAGAGGCGGACCCGATGGGCAATCTTTTGCGGCAAAAGCTCGCGCAATTATCTCAGCACCCGGTAGCTGGTTTAATTGTGCCATTATCATATCGAGATCTATAAGATTTTCGTCAATTGCGTTAAAGAAAGCATCTTTATAAGCATCAAACGCAGCCTCTGTCACATTTCCAGCAGCAGTCCCTATAGAACCTCCTCCGCCATAAAACCCTGCGGCTGGAGAAGAGTCGCTGAGTGCTGGGTTATCATCTACAGTTACCTGAAGATTCCCATACCCCTCGATAAGTTCTTCTGCTGTTGGTACGATGTATGGCGAAGATCCTGATGGCTTTCCTTCATAGACTGCATCAATGTTTACAGTGTTGCCAGCGCCAGAATAACTTCCTGCCCTATAGCCTGCCTCCCAAGGAGGGGGGATATCGCTAAACTCGGCAGATAGCTTACTTCTAAGTTTTGCCTTTTCAGTTTCTGGGAGTGCGATAATAAATGCTTCAAAGACCGCATTACTCATGGACCCCACTGTAGCCTTAATCATTGGCGCTAGTGCATCTTCAAGAGAGAGACCAGCGAATAAACACTCAAAACCCATAGATAGAAGCGACAGCAACCCACAAACGCCAAGTTTGTTTAAGACCTCAGACCATAGGTCTTGAATACTATCTACGTTTTTTAAAAGATCTGGTATTTTATCTAGGACTTCATCACCGGCAAAGATTTCTCTCAAAGCAGCGTCCAAAGCTCTTCTGGTTATATCATCTATATCGCGAAAATCTACATCCTGCTTTTTCTTGCCTTGCATATCCAAACACAAATTTTTAGAAAACCTATCAGCAAAGGCGTCTGGCAAACTGAGTATGCCATCAACGACACCGTTTACTAAATCATTTATTGGATTATCAAGCTCGTCTAGCGCACAGGCTACTGGATCTTTTTCTGCATCATCTATAAATTCCTCTCCTGATACTATCTCTAGCGGAGGGAAGGCAGTATATTTTAAAAGAAAATCTATCCAATCAATTGGTTCCGTCGCTGTGGCGTCTAGCCACATCTCTGGCAATCTTGACACATAATACATTGTTCTTTGAATGTTTTGAGGCTCGCTATTTTTAAACGAACTAAACCTAGTGTTTATGTCTTCTAAATCACAACTTATTTCAGCAGCCTTGACATAGCTTATCGCCATCTCTTCGTCAAAGCCAATTTCAAATTCATCAGCCCATTTTTTTCCCCAAGGTGCTGGCTTTCGTATTGCAAAATCATTTGCTCGCACAAAGTCTCTAAATTCTTTTTTAAATTGTCTAAGCCTATCTGCCTCGATAGTTGGATCAAAAAGAGGATCATCAAGCTTGCCGCCTTCATTTTGAGACCAGACTGCATACTTTACAGCATAGATATCGAGCGCTCTAGCGACCTGACGAACCATTTTTTGAAATTCACTATCTAGCGCTGTGGACCCTTCGTTTTTAAATACGACATATGCTGGCATGTCTTCTTTGCTGACTTCTTCCTCAACCGAGGCGGGTGCAGGCGGAATAGCATCAAATACATAAGCAGGAACTGTGATCAGTGCGATCATTTTAACATAGGCTCTAGTATCAGCACTAGTGTCGGCGATGGTAGACGCGTTTACACATATTTCAAGAGAGTTCTTCTCTTCCCCTGTTGCTGGGTCGGTAAAGGTAGAAGCTTTTCCGTAATAATTAATTAATTCAAGGGCTGCTGTGTCCTTCAGGGGCTCAAGTAAAGACATTTCGTCTTGGGACAAACCTTCATATTCAGTCTTAAGTGTTACGCTATATTCACAAGTCCTTTTGTTTAAAAATGGCTTTG